CACCACAGCGGGAGCAGGCGGCCGTCCGGAATGCGATCTCCGCGAACGACATGATCTCGTCACCGGGCACGGCGCACCTCCGTGAAGAGCTCGAATTGCCCTTTCGGCTTCGGTTGAGGTCTCGCCGCGGCGGCGCGCGCGGCGCACCAGGCGCGCCACGGAGCGTCGTCGCGATCGATCTGCTCGCCGGAGTTGAGTGCCGAGAGCGGGTAGCCGTAGGGCCACCGCCCGGTCGCGTCGTGGTAGGCGCGGGCGAGCGCCTCGTAGCGATCGAGAGGGCCCGCGGCGGAAGGCGCACTCGCCGCGGGTGCTGCGTCCGCCTGCGCCGGCGGGTCCTTCGGTCGGTAGAGCGGCGGAGCGTCCGCGCCGAGCGCGCTGCAGCGCTCGAGACACCACAGGCAGAGCTTCGGCGCCTCGACGACTGCCTCCTGTCGCGGGTGCGGCCCGTGGGTCCAGGTGAGGAGGAGCGCCCACCCCTCCTGCCAGGGGCGCTCGAGCGAGGTCCAGGTCGCCACCGCCTGAGCGCCGCAGTGCTTGCAGGTGACGACGTCGCCGGGCTTCACGGACGGCCCCCCTGCCTCGCGTACCAGACGATGAAGGCTCGGGCGCCCCCGCGCATCCTGCGGGACGCGCCGGCGCCGACGACGCGCCAGCCGCCGGTGCTCAGGTAGAAGTCGACGCGCGGCTTGCCGGGCTCACGGACGAGGACGGCGGCGCCGAGAAGGCCATCCGGGCTCTCGCGCAAGGAGAACCGTAGGCCGCTCGCGCGAAGGACGGTCAGCTCCTCCTCGGCTCGGCGCACGTGCCGTGCGCGCCACTCGTCGCGCGTCTCGGGCAGCTCAGCCATGGCGGGCCTCCGTCTTCTTCGTCCGCCAGTTCGCGGCGTCCCTGCACGTCGCGAAGTGCGGCAACCGCAGCACGTGCTTCCCGGTCAGCGCCCAGGTCGTGTCGTGCACCTCCCGCGCTTCCTCGGGGCCGAGCACGCGCGCGACGACCGACCCGCCGCGGTCGAAGAGCTGGACGTTGCCCTTCTCGGTCGGGACGAAGTCGACCGGGATCGCCTTCGGCCGGCCGTCGTCCTTCCGGACGAGCTCGCCGTCCTCGTCGACGATCTGAGCCCACAGGATCTGTGCGCTGCAGCTCCGGCACTCCTTCGGCTCGTGGAGGGGCTCGGTCATCAGACGGCCCTCGCGGCATCGATGACGCGTCCGGGCTCGAGCTGCTCGTTGAGCTCGCGCGCGAACTCCGCGTGCTGCCCGTCGCGGACCGCGACACGGTGCACGAAGACGAAGCATTCCGTGCCGCGCTCCGTGACACCCTTCCAGACGCGGACAGGGACGCCGTCCATGTGCGTGAGCTGGTCCGTCGACTCGATCGTGATCTTCACCGTCGTCCTCCTCGTTTGTTGAAACGGCCGCGCCCGGCCAACTCCACCCGACCCGCAATCCCGCGGCCGAGATCATCCCTCCTGCGGCTCGGCGGCGGCCTCGCCGAGCGCGCGCGGCGCGTCCATCACCATCACCATCACCATCGCCAGCGCCAGCGTGACCGGGAGCACGTTCCCGCTGCGCTTCGCATCGATCGCCTCGTGAAGCGCGCGCAACGTCCCCGCGCTCACCCGCCGGTAGACGTCGCCGAGCGTCGGCAGGTACCGCATCGGGTCCCACGCGTCCCGCCGCCCCGCGGCCGCGTCCGTCTCGCACGCGCGCCGGTCGGGCGACTGGCAGAGGACGCACGCCCACGGTCGCGCCGCGTAGACCCGGCACCGCCGCTCGCTCGAGAGGAGTGGGCAGGGAAACGTGCCGAGGGCGGCCTCACGCTCGCCGGCGGCGGCGCGGGCGGCGACATGGTCGAGCTGGCGGAACACGAGTTCGGGGACATCCATGAGCTCGGGTGTCGTCTCGAACAGTTCGACGAGCGCGGAGGCCTCGCCGAGCGTCAGGTGCGGCATGTCGTGGGTGCAGCACGAGGAGCACCCGGCCCCGCAGGCGATGACGACCTGGAGGTGCTCCCGCGCGGCGCCCGCCGCCCGCTCGACGTCGTCGCGGACGGCGAGGTAGGCGCGGAGGCCCGCGGAACTGGGCCGCGAGGAGGGGGCAGTACGGGGGGCCGCCCCCTCCTCGGGCCCTGCCGCGACGCTAGGGGAAAGCGCCGCGGTCATCGGTGCACCCTGCGCGCGAGCTGCGATAGGACACGCTTGACGGGCTTGCTCACGTGCTCCGGGTCGCGGGCGCGCGCTCCGCCGGCGAGGAACCGCTTCGCGGCTGCGATTACGTCCGCCGGGTGGGCGGTGCAGAGGAACTCCCTGGTCCCGGGCACCCAGGCGCAGCCCTCGCCGAAGCCGCCGACGCAGGCGTCGTCCTGGGTGCACCCGCAGAGGATGCAACGCCCACCGCCCTCGGCGAGCGCGAGCGCCAGGACCGCTGAGCACATGCCGCAGCCGCAGCCGGGGCGGTGCCCCTTGTCGGGCCGCCCGTCCTCGTGGACGAGGGCGCCATCCTCACGCGCCGTCGAGATGAGGTCGAGGAGGGCCTCATACATGAGCGGCGCCTGGGCGGCGATGAGGGCACGCTCCACCGCTGTCGCGCGCGCGATCTTGCCGCCGTACACGAAGCCGCCGATCTGCCGCCCGCCGACGAGGAAGATCGCGCCGGAGCGACCCCGGACCTGCCACCTCTCGCCGACGCCGACGCCGGGCGCGTCCACCGCTGCGCGTGCCGTGCTACCCATTGCGCGCCTCCTCCAGTGGTGCTGCTGCGGCCTTCCGTCTGCGCGCCTTCTCCCGCTCGCAGGCACGGCAGGCGCGGTACCCGTGGCGGTCGACCCGTAGGTTCTCGCCAGCGAACGAATGCCCATGCGCGCAGTGCGTCTTGCGAGCGTGCGCGTTGTTCAGCCGCCCCTTCCGCGAAGCGTCGAGGGCGTTGTCGCTGTGCGTTCCCAGGAACAGGTGAGCCGGGTTCACGCACGGCGGGTTGTCGCACGTGTGACAGACCTCGAGATGGGCAGGCGGCGCCTTCCCGTGTGCGATCTCCCACGCGATCCGGTGCGTGTACACCGTGCGGTTGCCGCGCGAGATCATGCCGTAACCGGCCTGCGACCGCGCGCCCCTCCACTCCCAGCACTCGTTGTGCGCGCGCTTCACGAAGCGCGCCCGGAATCGCTCCTCGAATGGGAGCGGCCGTGGCAGGTTCCAGGGCCAGCGACTACTCGGATGCGACGCATCGCCGGTCACGGCTCGCTCCGGTCCGCCGCGCGCTCGAGCGCCTCGACGCGCAACGCGTCGGCCGCGCCGGAGGCGATCTGCTCCTGGACCACGTCGACCAGGTCCTCCCGCGCGAGACCGCCGGGCTTGTCCTCGGTGACGGAGACAACCTCGACCACGTCGTCGCCGTCCGAGGGAACCCACGTCGTCCGCTCGCCCTTCGACGTGAACGGGCCGGGGCTGGGGGTCCCGAAGCGCACCTCGGCGCGCACGATGAACGACTCGCCGTCGTCGCCCTCCCACCCGAGCTTCACGATCCGCGCGTCGCGATTCATGCGGCCCTCCATGCGAGGTACCGCTCGACGGCGTGCCACTTGACGACGGTGCCGATCTGGACGAACCCGCGGCGCGTGGCGCGTGGCGTGAACAGCCGCCCGAGCCGCCGGTCCTCGCGCAGCTCGAACCGGCGCGACTTCGCGATCTTCCTGCCGAGCCCGCACAGGACGTAGCAGTAGCGGTCCACGGCGCTCACCCTCCCTTCGCCGGTTTCACCGCGACGACCCAGCCGCGGTCCCGGATGGAGTTTGCGTGCGTGCCGCACAGGTAGATGCGGCCCGCATTCGTATCCGCCCGCCAGCTCGCGCCGGACGCGCATCGCGTGTGCGTGTAAACGTGGCGACCGCAATTGAAACGTTCGATGACGGCCGCGCAGCGAGGCGCGCCGTTTCGGGCGCTGAACGCGCGCTCCTTTGTGACTTTGCCACGGAGGTACACCTGATCGCGGTCCGCGACCGGGACCTCCGGCTCCGGGGCGACACCGGTGCTCTCGGGCAGGAGCTCGGTGGTCACGGCCGGCTCCCGGCGTCGCGCTTCGGGGGCAGCGCCTTGCGGGGGCTGACGTCCACCTCGGTGCCCGCGGCCTTGCCCTTTTTGTGGAGCGAGAGCGCGCCGTGGCCGGCGTTCTCGAGGATCGAGTCGGCTCCGCGGACGAGCCAGTCGCGCTCCGCGACCTCTTTCGCCGCCTTCTCGGACGTCGCCGTCACGTCGTCCAGCCGCTTCGACTTGCCGTCGGCCGTCTCGAACGAGACGAAGAAACCGGGGCCGCGCTTCTTCATCTCGATCCGGTAGGTGCCGATCGCGGTGAGCGCGACCAGATCCATGCCAGCGATGTCCCACTTCAGCGGCGGCGGCGCGGGCTTCTTCCCGTCGTCGGCCTTCGTGCGCGGCGTCGTGAGTGGCAGGCCCACCTGCGCGTGCTGCCGGCCCTCGAGCAAGTCGAGAAGCTCGTCTCTGCGGATCTCGAGCTTTTCGATCCGGTCCTTGAACCGCTTGTTCTCGGTCTTCCTCCTCTCCTCCTCGCGCGCGATCTCGCGCTGCTTCGCGATCAGCTCGGTCAGGTACTCGTGCTCCAGCTCGGGACTCAGCTTCATCTGTTCCTCCGTCGTGCACCGGAAGTGCTGCGTAGGACCTCTCGTCAGAACGGGATCTCATTGACGAGGGCGTCCTCGAGCGACTGCCCGCGCGCCTCGCGCGCGGTGAGCCTCTCGATGCGGTTCTGCAGCCCCGTGCGGGCGATCTCCGCCTCCTCCAGCTCGACGCGCGTCGCGTCGAACGCGGCCTTCGCCTGCTCGTGCAGGACGGTCGCCCGTGCGGCGCGCCGGGACGCCTCGACGAGCTCGCACCCAAGCTGCTCGAGGACGGGTGGGGTGGTGGTGGGCTCAGCCATGGCGCTCCTCGCGTGCGGGCGGCGCGCCCGCGGGGGTGGTGGAAGACGACTCGGGGCGCTCGAACAGCGCGCAGGTGGTGATGGGGCGCGGGAAGCCGGGGTCGAAGTGCGCCCACCCGAACCCCTCGGGCATGAGAAGCGCGACGGCCTGGACGAGCGAGTCGCCGTCCGACACGCGCGCGCCGCAGCGGACGTGCGCGTTGCCCGGGATCGCGCGGCGGTGCGCGCAGGCCCAGCAGAGGACCTCAGCCATGCTGGCGGTCCTTGAGCGCCTGCTCGAGCAGCGCATTGATCCCGCCGTCGCGCTGGAGGAGCGCGACGCAGACCGCGCGCAGGTTACGCTCGTCTAACGTGCAGAGCAGGTCGCCGACGGTCGCCTTGCCGCCCCCGTTCCAGATGGCGAACGCGACGTCGAGTAGGATCCGCTCGCCGGATGAGAGCGGCGAGCCGTGCTCGAAGTACTCGCACGCGAGCTTCGTCGGGCCAGTGGGCGTCCATAGGCCCGCGAGCGCGTGGTGCGGCGCGAGCAGCCGCTGGATCACCTCGCGCTGCTGGCGTTCGCTCTGCCACATGGTCAGGCTCCCCCAGGCGGCGCCTGCTCGGGTTCCGGCGTCGGCGGGCTGGTCTCGCCCGCCGCAATGAACGCATCCGCGAACACGTACGCCTGACGCGCGACCTCGCGGGCGAGGTCGGGGAGCCGGCTATCCTCGACGTTCTCGGAGGAGGCGACGAGCATGGGGAGCACCGCCGCGGCCAACTGGGCCCGTGTCGGCGCTGCCTGCGCCGCGTTGCGGGCGAGGTTGCGCAGGATCTGCTCCAGGCGCTCGCCGAAGCCTTGGGCCAATACCTCGCCCGCCGCGCTCGCTGTGCCCGCATCGATCACGAACTGGACGGCGCGAGAGAGTGACGCCAGGTCGAAGAGGATCTCGTCAGCCACGGGGCGCCTCCTCCGGCGGCGGCGGCTTCAGCACGAGGCGCGCCTCAGTCACGTCCTCCGCGAAATGCTCGAAGAGCGCATCCGCGTGGCGGATGGCGATCCGAATGCTCTCCTGTTCCGAGTGCCGAACCGGATCCGCGATCACCTCGTGGTACTCGCGGCCGAAGCGGCACGTATGGTCCTCGCACGGTTCGTCGTCGTTCCAATGCCAGTGCTGGATCGTCTTCTCGATGCGGAGCACCGTGGCGTGGTTCTGCGTGACGCCGCGGTCGGCGAGGATCTCCGCGTTGAACCGGACTGCCTCGTTGCCGTCCGTGGCGTTCTCGGAGCGCGACTCGTTCCAGATCCTCTTCATGGTCTCAGCCATTGGCGGCCTCCGCCGGCGCGTCCGGCTCGAGGAAGACGGTTCGGTACGCCTCGTACGAACCCCGAAGCGCGAGCGACTTCGCCTGCTCGACCGTCACGCGGCGCACGGCGCAGGGCTCCTCGATCTGGAGCGGGCTCTCGTCGCGGATGATCGCGGTGAGCTTCACGGCCGCACCTCTACCGGCGCCGACGCGCCCTCGACCGCGCCGTCCTCGATGACGATCCCCTCGCCGTTCTTCCCGACCACTTCCAGCCACACCTGGAGGTCCGCGCGCTGCGCCTCCTGGTGGAGGAGCGACAGCGAGTCCTCGTCGAGGAGGGAGCCGTCGCGGACGAGCGTCGCGCGGAGCTGCGGGTTCAACGCAGCGCCCATCGCCACCGAGATCCGGAGCTGCTGCGATTGGCTCGCCTGGTCGAGCGGGAGACCCTCGAACGTCACGCCGGCGTCGGAGAAGGCGAGCCCGGGGACCGGCAGCTTCGCGCTCGCGAGGGCCTCCGCCTTCTGCTGGTCGACCGCGGAGATCTCGTCGTCGAGCCTCTTGGCCAGGGCTTTCGCTGCCTCGAGCTCGACGCGCGTCGCGTCGAACGCGGCCTTCGCCCGCACCTTCTCGTTCACCGCCTCGACGTCGCGCATCTGCGCCGCGAGCGCGCTCAGATCCGGGTCGACGAGCTGCTCGACCTTCGCGAGCTGCGCCTTGCCTGCCTCGCGGGAGGCCTCGAGCGCCTCGTCCGCCGCGCGCTGGCGCTCCTCCGCCGCGGCGAGCGCCTGGCGCGCGCGCTCCACCTCGGCGGCGGCCGCCTCGGCGTCCCGCTTCCGCGCGGCGAACACGTCCTTCGACCGCTGCAGGGCCGCCCGCTCCAGGTCGTTCGCGGCCTTCTGCTTCTGGAGCGCCTGGGACTCCTCTAGGAGCGCGGCGATGCTGACCTGCTCGTCCGGCGCATCCACCTCGGGCGCCGCCCTCAGCCGGGCCTCGAGCTGTACGACCTGCGCGTTCGCCGCGCGCCGCGCCTCGTAGGCCTTCGCCCGCTTCGCGTCGAGTAGCGAGAAATCTACGCCCGTGATGCCCCGGAGCGTCTCCGCCTGCTCCCTGGGGGAGATCCGCAGGAACGCGAGCGGATCGAAGCTCAGGCGGCCGAGCAGCTCGTCGAGGCGCTTCTGCGGCCTGTTGAGCGGGAGCCCGTCCTCGCGGGAGAGCTTCAGGCTCGAGGTCACCTCGCCGTCCTCGCGCCGTGTGAACTTCCGCTCGACGATGACGGTGCCGAACTCAGGGAACTGGTCGAGGCGGCCGCGGAGGACGGCCTCGTTCTCCCCGCGCCGGATCGGCTCCTGCGGGCAAAGCTTCTCGCCGCCGAGCAGGGCGGCGATCCCGTCCAGCGCGCTCGACTTCCCTGAGCCGTTCCTTCCGCGGATCACCACGACGTTGCCCGTCGGGGTGATCTCGACCACGCGGATCCGCTTGAAGTTGGTGATCTCGAGCCTGGTCAGTTTCATGGCGTTCCCCTTCGCCTACCTGTCGAACTCGGTCTTCCCGCCCTGCTGCGGCTTGCCCTTCTTGCCGGTCTCCGGCACCACCGGAGGCGGCTCGGCGGGGCGCTGCTGCTCCCCCGTGACCTCGCGCTCCTTCCGCGCCGCCTCCTCCTCCGCGGTCTCGAACGACACGTCGTCGAGGGGCGCATCCGCGGGCGCGCCCGGTGGGGGCTGACCATCGCCACCAGCGATCTGCCGCTCGACCGCGGAGGCCGTGTCACCGTCTTGGTCCTCGGGGACGATGCCGAGGTCGAGCTCGATCGGCGCGGTCGCGGCCACCGCCTTGCCAGCGTCGTGAATGTCCGCCTCCTCCTGCATCCGCTCCTGCAGGCGGCGCGCGGCCTCGCTCTTGCCGGCGGGCAGGAGGTTCCAGAGCTTACGGAGGCAGGATTTCACCGCCATCGCGTCGAAGTCCGAGACCCAGGGGCCGACGATCCGGTTCTGCCGGTCGCGCGGCGCGCGCTTGTCGCGGAACGCCTCGGCATCGCGCTTCGACATCGCCGCGATCTGCACCTCGCCGCCCTCGAGCCGCGCGGCCGCGAAGTAGCCGATGACGTCGCCCCGCTCCGCGAAGATGCCGCCCTCGCCGCCGGGCTCGAACTCGAACTTGGTGATGGACGTGCCGTCCGCGTCGTACCGGAGGGTGAACCGGTCCTTTGCCTGGACCCCGGAGGCGATCACCGATGGGACGAGCCCGGTCTCGCGCGCCTTTTGGATCTGCGCGCGGTAGTCCATCATGTAGGTGCACTCGTTCGCGCCGAGCTTGTTGTTCCACCGCGGCACGAGCCACATGCGGCGCTGCGGGAGCGCGCTGTCCGGCTCGAGCTCGAGCTCGGCGCACCGCATGAGCGCGACCAGCACAGAGGAGGGCGTGCACTCGGCGAGCTTCGGCTGCCGCGCGAGGGCCCCCTGGGCGAGCTTGACCAAGCGCTCGGGCTTGAAGTGCTCGCCAGCGACGAGCGCGAACGCCTCCCGGCGCGACTCGATGAGCTTCGCGAGGACCTGCGTCCTCTCCTTCTTCTGCGCGTCCTGCTTCGCGATCGCGGTGTTCTGGTTCGTCATGACGCCTTCCTCCTGAAGGTGCGGTTGCGGTTCTGCTTGGTGGATGTTGATGCCTTCACCGAACCCCCTTCACCCGCAGCACCCGGGGGCCGACGCGGGTCACGACCTCGCGGGAGAACCGGACGAGATCGGCGGTCTCGATCTGGAAGCCGTGCTTCTCGGCGTAGTAGGCGAGGAGGCCCTCGTGGTCGGTGACGCTCGCGCGGGTGTCCTTGTTCTTCTTCCAGGTCACCACCAGCGCGCCGCTCGCGATCCCTGTGGCGTCGCCGATCGCCTGCTGCACGTGGAGGCGCCACTTCTCCTCCTCGGCCTCCCACGCCTCGCGGCTCTTCTTCGACGCGAGCCACTTCGCGATCGCCTCGGCCTGCTCCTCGTTCGCGACGACGAACGTCTCGTTCTTCGGTTCTGGGTACTGGAGCTTCAGCCACGCGCGGGCGCGGTCCGACGGCTCGATCGGCGGCAACTCGTTCCCGACGATGTAGCGCTCCCACACCATCTCGGAGCGCTCGCGAAGCGCGGCGATGACCTTCTGGTTCGGCTCGAGGTCGTACCAGCGAAGCTTCGACAGGCCGAACTGCGCGACGAGCGACCAGTCGTCGTATCGGAGGACGCCGAGGTAGTGCATGCACTGCACGTAATGGGCCTTGGGCACGCGGATCGGCTGGCCGGGTTCGCTCCACTGCTCGCGCTGCCACTCGACCGTCTTCACCTCGACGCCCTTCTTCTTCTCCTGGACCAGGCCGTCGGGATGCCCGGCGAGGAACGGCGTTTCGGGGTCGCGGACGAAGGCGCCCTTCACGACCATTTGCCCGGTGCGGCGGCCGTACTCCTGGGCGATCGGGTCCTCGAAGATATTCCCGAACCGCATGCGCTCGGTCGGCCTGAAGACGGGGAGGAGCCCCTTCTTCTCAGCGACGACGTCCCAGAGGTTGCGGTACGTCGAGAAGCCAGCGATCGCGGCGGCGTCGGTCCCGCCGATGGACGTCCGGCGCTCCTGCTCGAACCGCTGCTCCTCGGGCGTCGCTGGCGCCTCGGCCTCGGTGAGCGCGCCGCGGAGCGACTCGGGGAGGGCGAGCAGCTCGAGGAGTTCCTCGTCCGTGTGCGGCGCTCGCGTGCTCGCCTCGTTCGTCGTGGTGATCGCGTTCGTGTCCATGTCGGTCCTCACGGGGGCGAAGCGGCAAGGAGAAGGGGGACGTTGCGCGCAGCGCAGCGGTCCCCAACCAGCGCGCCCGGGGTGAGCGGCTCTGTTCCGCACTCAGGGCAGGTCTCACGGGCGGTCACGGCACCCCCCCCAGCAGAGCGGCGACACGGAAGCGACGCGAACCGCCCTGCCGCGCGTGGCGCAGGTGACGCACGCGGTCGGGTCGAGCAGCACGCACCGCACGGTCGCGCCGCCCCCGCACGCCACGCACGTCACGTGGTGACGACGCAGGACGCAGAGCACGCGACGCAGCCTACACATGGCGCACCTCGCCCTCGACGTCCTCGACGTCGCCGAGGACGTCGAGCAGCTCACTCGCTAGCAGCGTCAGCCGCACGGCCTCGGACGCGCCGGCCCGCGACGCGCGCTCGCTCAGGATGCGGACGGCGGCGCGCAGAACGGCCGCCGCAGCGCGCGGCGAGTAGTCCGCTCTGCAGAACGACCCTGTGGGTCGCTCACGCGGCACGGGGCACCTCGAGCAGCGCCGCGAACGCCGCGTCCAGCTCGGGCTGCATCGGCATGAGGATCTCCGCCGCGGCTGCGATGTGTTCCTGTGCGTACCGGAGGTGCGTGATCAGCTCTGCCTGTTCTCGCCGTGCTGCCTCGTACCAGGTCGTCATCGCCGTGCCCTCCATTGTTCGTCCTCGGCCCGTTGTCCTCGCGTCGGTTCTCGGTCCGGGGGTTCACCCCCGTCCTCGCCGGTGCGACGACGTCCTGGCGTGAGCTCGACGCCGGCGAGAGCCTCCAGGAGCACGTCGTAGAAGCAGCGGCGCTCGGCGCCGTGCAGGAGGCCGCACTTCGGGCACTGACCGGGCCTCACGACCGCCCCTCCACCTTCGCGAGCGCGGCCCGCGCGCGGAGAATCGGGCCGCAGCGAGCGCAGTTCTCGGGCGCCGTGAGCCCGTCGCAGCAGGCGCCTCCGACCGGCTGCTGAGCGAAAGGGGCGAGCGCCTCCGCCATGTCGGGCCCGGCAGCATGGCCCGCGCAGAAGACGATCCGAACCGGGTCCGGGAGCACGCCCGAGCCCTCGATGCGGCAGCCGCACGGCGGCGCGAGAAGCGTGGCGTATTCGAGCCGGTCCCGGAAGCTGGGCGACGTCCGGAGCGTCTCCATCGGCACGGCCGGCAGCTGGTCGCAGTCCGCCGCGTACCGCCGCATCGCCTCCGGCGTGAACACTGTCGGCGTCGCCTCGCTGCTCTTCGTGCTCGTGCTTGCCATCGCGACCCCCGTAGCCGGGATGCAGAGGCTAGCACCACAAGATGCCGAGTCAAGCACCATTCGAGCATGACGGAGAGGCCCAGCCCGGATGGGCTGTACTAGGCATCCGTACTTACGGCGGATTCCAGGTCGCCGGGGTAGCGCCTAATTCCGCCGCTTGCGCGGCGCGGGCGGCGGTGGCATCGGCGCCGACATCGCGAGGCACCGCCGAAGGGCGATCATGCTCGCGTCGTCCAGTTCGTCGTCGGTCCAGGCGGCATCGTGGCTGAACCGCAGGAGCTTCGTCATCTCCGCCATCGCGCATTCCTCGAGCTGGCTCGGAATCCTCGCCTTGCGACGCACGAGCCACTCGATGAGCCGCTGCGGAGGCGATTCCTCAGCGACGACCTGTGGCTGCTCTAGCGTTCGTCGGCGCTGGTTGATTCGCTCGAGTTCGTACGCGTCCGCAAAGGAGACGAGCGGCCAAGGCTCCGGAGCAGAGAGGATGGTACGCAGGCGCTGGATCTCTTCCCAACTGAAGTCCACGGCCCCGCTCTCTCGCTTGCCGTATTGGGTCTTGTCCGACAACCCGAGGGGAGTCGCGCAGGCATCCTGAGACAGTCCCCGATCCTCCCGGAGTTGCCGGATCTGTTTCAGGATTTCCTTCGGCCAGAAGGGCGTGCGAGGGGGCACGGGGGACTTCCGTATCATGTCCTCGGCTAGGCGGGGCCTGAAAGCCGATGCTTGAACCGGCGTCTGTGGGTGCTAGACTCTGCACCTGCATGGTGACCATCGGAGAACGGATCAGGGCGCTCAGGGAGAAGCTGGGCCTGTCGCAGGCAGACTTCGGCGCGCGCTGCAAGCCACCGATCCGCAAAGAGCATATCTGCCACTACGAGACGGGCAAGCAGATCCCGGGTTGGGCCGTACTCCCGCGCATCGCGGCAGCCGCCGGAATCTCTCAGGCAGAACTGGTCGATGGTGTCTCGTTCAAGCGCGCCACGGGACGCCCGGCCGTGGAGCGGGCGGGGGCCTCTCGCAATCTGCGCCGACGAAAGGTCTCGCGGGAGGTTCACGCCCGTACCGTCACACGCAGCGTTCACCGACAGTAGGCCGAACGCTCGCCTTCGTTCGTCCTGAGCGGCCGTTCATGGAGGGGCACATGATCCGGGAGCCCACGGGGAACGAGGTGGCGGTGACGGAGGCCGTGCGGCGGCATACCGTCCGCGCGGCCCTCTCCGCGAAGGTGCTCGCCACCGACGAGGTCTCCGTCGTCGCGATCGAGAAGTGGCAGAAGGGTGAGCGACAGCCGACGGCGGCGAAGCTCCGCGCGATCCTGCCGGGCGCGATTCGGGCGGATCCCGTGGCCGCGCTCGACTTCCTCTCAGACGTGCTCGGGCTCGGCGACGCCGGCGTTGTTGTGGCGCTCGCGCCCGACTCGAACGAGGTGGAGGCCGTCGCGAAAGAAGTCGATGACGCCCTACTCGCCACGGCTGATACGAAACGGTGGCAACTCGACGCCGCGCCCGGTGGCTACTCCGAGGACGAGCGGGCGGAAGGCAGGACGAAGATCCGCCACGCACAGCGCCATCTCGTCGAAGCGGCGGCGGCGCTCGATGCGGTGCCGTCACCGCAGCTCGACCTCGCGGGAGCCATACCGTGACCCCCCGGCTGCGCGTCGTGCCGCACGATCGCTATTTGCCCGCTGCCCCGCGTCTCGCCTGCCGAGACTGTGGCGTGCAGGTGATGGCCCTTCGGGATCTGTCCCGTGGGTGCATCTACGTCTCGGACCACGTCTGCGCTCCACTGGCGCCTTCTTGGGGCGACCGACATCCACGGCTGGACGCGGCGGCCGACGTGGTCGCCGTGGTGGTGGCAGCCATCCTACTCCTGGCGCTGATCGGGAGATTCTTCGGATGACCCGCTCCGAGCTCGTCCGCGTCCTGGCTCCGGAACTCGCGGAAGCGATGCGCGCGCTCTCGCGGCGGACTCGACTCCCGGTCGCCTACCACTACCGCGAGGCGGTCGCGGATCTGCTCCGTAAGTACGGGGCGATGCCGGAGCGGGAGAAGACGCGGGACAGATGGTTCGCGGGGCCAACGCCATGACGCGCGCCCCCGTGCTCTTGCTTGCCGCGCTCGCTGGCGTGCTGATCCTCTTCGCTTCCGGGTGCTCTCGGGCATCCGGTGCGGCGCCTCCGTCCGTCCCCCTTCGGGCGGAGGTCGCCGCGGTTCTCGACGAGCTCGACCGGCTGGAGCTGCGGCTCGCCCAGCTCATAGAGCGCCAGCGCGGGACGGCGTGTCTCGTGGGCGGCGCGTCGATTTGCAGGTGCGAATCGCTGCCCGATCTCAGCGTCCATCCGGTGCCGCCGCCGGCGGCCGCGTGGCGCCCAGCGCTCCTCAACCGGAACCCGAAGGCCGCACGGTTCGAGACCGTGGCCGGGCCTTCCGGCCCGGTGGTGGCGATGGAGGGGCGGTGATGGCGAACGATCGGAACGCGCAGGTCCTCACCCATCCCAAGCACGCACTCCCGCGGAGCAGCGCTGCGCCTGCGCCCGCCGAGACGCCAGTCTCCGCGTTGGGTCTACGGCGTCTCGTGGTGATCGAGTCGCCCTACGGGACGAACCCCGACGGTTCGCGTGTGGATGCGGAGACCCTCGCCAGGAATGAACGCTACCTCGACGCGTGCATGCTCGACTCCTTCGCGCGCGGCGAGTTCCCTTTCGCGAGCCATGGGCTGTATCCGCGGGTCCTGCGAGACGCGAGGTCGGAGGAGCGCGCAAGGGGTCTCGAGGCGGGCTTCGCCTGGGGCACGTGCGCTCCGGTTCGCGCCTTCTATGTGGACCTTGGCTTCACGGACGGTATGCGGGCCGGCCGCGAGCAGGCGCTCTTCCTTGGGCAGCGGATCGAGTACCGCAATCTGCCTGGGTGGGAAGGGTCGACCTAATGAAACGCTCGAAGTTCCCCAAAAGGTCCCCTAGCCAGAGCCCGGACGCGGGTTCGGCGGCTGGCGCTGCACGGGGACCACGGAGCAGCGCCGGCCGCGGAAGCACCGGGAGTGGTCGTGCGGATGAGGCCGGGAGCGGATCCGCCGCCGCCCCGCCGGCCGCGAACATCTCGCGCCTGACGTACGTGGTCGACTGCGCCGTCGCCGACGTCGTGGTCGCGGTCTCGAAAGCCAGGCGGGGCCGCTTCGAGCCGGCGGCGCTGCTCTTGCGGCGGGCCCAGCGCGAGCTCGCGAGGGCGGAGCTCGAGCTGCTCGCGCGCGCCGAGGCTGAGGCGCTCGCCGGGGTCACGCGGGAGCGGGTCTCGCGATGAGCGCCATCCCCCCCCCCGTCGCAATTCCTGCGTCTGCGCGGCCACGCTCTCACCCGCGCCGTGGAACGGTTGGTGAAGTTGCGCGAACAAGGGCGCGCCTGCTGGCGATGTCCGCGACTGCTCGCGGCCGGGGCCGCGTGCCCGGAGCACGGCGCGCCCAAGCGGCGGCGGCCTTCGCCGTGAGGGGGTGGTGACGGTGCGATGGGAAATCGAGCGGTACGTGAAGCTCTATCGGCGCGACACGCCGGAGTGGTTGCTGGTTCCTTGGCGGGCGCGCGGACTCTTCGACGAGATGCTGCGCAAGTGCGACCTCGACGGCACCATCGAGTGCGGCAAGCTGCCACCCGCGCAGGCCGTCGTCGTGCTCCTCGGCGGCAGGCCCGAAGATGTTCCCGAGGTCGAGCAACTGCTCGGCCTCCTCCTCGCCGACGGGTGCGTGCGTGACGAATGTGACGGCCGAACGTCACGCCGCCAGCTGCTTATTCCGAACTACCGCGAGGCCCAGGACATCGGGATGACGGGAGCGGAGCGAACGGCCCGATGGCGGGACCGTCAGAAGGCCAAATCCTCAGGCGATACACAGGAGAAGACACCCTGTGACGCGAGTGACGCCGTGACGCGCGGCCGTCACAAACGTCACGCGCGTGACGGATGTGACGCGGTGACGGATCCGAGCCGAGCCGAGCCGAGCCGAGCCGAGCCGAGCCGAGCCGAGCCGAGCCGAGCCGAGCCTGCAGCAGCACTTGAGCACGCGAACGGATCCGAGGGGGGCGGCGGTGCCGACCTGCTGCCTGCCTTCCGGCAGGGGCTCGCCGACAAGCTCGCGATCCTGAGCTCCAACCCACTCCGTGTGGCGAAGGGCGAGCGTGCCGAGGCGATCCGCCGGCACGTGGAGCGCCTCGGCCTCGAGTACGCCGTCGAGCTCTGCGCCGAGCACGCTCGCGAGGTCGGCACCGTCCCGAAGTACCTCGACTGGTTCCTCGACTTCCTTGGCGAGCAAGAGACGCCGATCGACCGCGCACCCGGCGAGAACCCGAAGCCGACGGATCCCGACTTCAACGACCCCGCCGCCTGGCGCGACTACGGCGAGTACCTCGTGCGCACCGACGGTAAAACATGGGAGGAGGCGACGGGACTGAAACGCCCAGTGTACGTCCCACCGAAGACACCTGAGGAAGAAGCCACGGAGCGCGCAGCACAAGGGGTGAAGGGGTGAGATCCGCGGGAACCGAGGTCACGGCGCTCGAGCTCGAGATGCGCGTCGTTGGAGCGATCCTCCACCGCGGCGACGCGCTGCACGAGCTACCCGCGGGATTCCGCGCAGACGTGATCCACCACGGGCAGCTCCGCCAGGCGCTCGAGGGGCTCGAGCGGCTAGCTCGCGCGAAGCGGCTCCCAAGCGGGCGCGTCGACCACGCGCTCGTCATTGCTGAGGCCGGCCTCACCGACGAGGCGGGTGCGACGCTACAGACGGCCGAGTACCAAGCCGACAACGTCCTGACGAACGGCCCGGGCGTGATCCGCGACTCTGCGCAGGCGCTACTCGATCGGCACCGCCGGACGAAGACCCGCGCGATGCTGATCGGAGCCGTCGAGGCTCTCGACCACGGCGCGGCGACGGAGGACATCATCGCCGGCGTCACCGCGAATCTGCTCGATCTCGACCGGCCCGAGCAGCCGGAGGTGCTCTCGTACCAGGAGGCCGCGCGCGACACGCTCGATGCCGTCGAGCAGGTGAAGGCCGGAGCTGCGCGCAGGCTCAAGACGGGCTACTCACGGATCGATCGTGTTCTGCGCATCAGGCCTGGGAACCTGATCGTCCTCGGTGCGCGGTCGAAGATTGGGAAAACGACCTGGGCGCGGCAGGTCGCGGACGCAATCGCCCTCCGGCGCCAGCACGTCCTATTCCATTCACTCGAGATGAGCGTGCCCGAGGTGGTGGCGCTCGACATCTCCCGCGATCTCTCGATCGATTCGACGGCGTTCTTCGACGACGACGAGTCGACGAAGTTCTCATCGGATACCTGGGCCGCGATCTCGAAGGCGATCGAGCGCCGAACGCCGGACGGCATGAGCGGCTACCTACACGCGAACCACTACCACCACAGCCTCGGCGCCATCCTACGGATCTCGGAGAAGGTACACCGCAAGTGCGGGCTCGCGCTGGTCGTCGTCGATTATCTGCAGCTCGTGCAGCTCGACCTTGGGCGGAACGCGACGCGCGAGCAGGTCGTCGCCACGATCTCCAGGTCGCTGAAGTCGTTCGCCCAGCGCACCGGCGTTCCCGTGCTCGCCCTCGCACAACTCAACCGCGACGCGGCGAAGCGCGGCGAGCGGCCGTGGCGGCCGCCACGACGGAAGGCGAAAGCGAAAGCGAAGCAGGACCCGATGCGACTGCCGGGCGTTCCGGCGCCCCCGCCTGAGCCCGAAGAGCCGGAGACGCCGCCCGAAGACGAGCCCACGCCTCCGCCGCAGCTCCACGACCTCCGCGAGTCGGGCGCGCTCGAACAGGATGCGAACGCGGTCTGCTTCCTCCACCACCCGTACGACTTAGCGATCAACCCCGAGAAACGGGAGCACGGGCCCTTCTCGTTCATCGTCGCCGCGCAGCGCCTGGGTCCAAAAGGGACGGTGCGCCTCTACGCGGACCGGAAGTACTCGCGGTTCGAGGAGGTCGACTGAACGTGACAGGGGTGGTCCTCACTCTCATCGTCGCGGTCGGCGTGCTCACCGCGCTCGTCCCACTCGCGCGCGCCCGGGCCCGGCGTAGACGCCTCGCCGGCGAGATCCAGGGGAAGACACAGACGCTCGTCTCGCTCGACGCTAACCGGCTTCGCCGAGCCCGGAGGCTCCCATGACCTGCTCAGGTTTCGGTCCTAGTAGCTACGAGACGCTAGTGCCGATGCTGGTGCGGCTTCCGCCTGCAATCGCCGCGGAGCTGCGCGAGCTCGCGAGCCGCACCGGCATCCGGCAGTCCGACTACCTGCGCGAGGCGGTGGCTGACCTCGTGCGGAAGTACCGCGTCCCCGAGGGGCAGCAGCCGCCACCGGAGGTGTCACCATGATCGTGCTCGGCCTGGACCCGAGCCTCTGCAATCTTGGTATTGCCGCGATAGACCTACGCCTCGATTTTCGGGAGGACCACGTCGTCGAGCTCCAGGTCATCCGCACGGAGCCTTCGGCGAAGAAGCGCAAGCTCCTTGTCGCTGAGGATGACGCCCGCCGCGTCGCCGAGCTGGTGGGCGGCCTACACGACGCCATCGACCGGCACCGACCGGTCGCGCTTGTGATTGAGTCGCCGGCGGGATCCCAGCACGCGAAGTCGGCGCGCGCGCTCGGGCTCGCGTTCGGCGCCATGGTGGCGACCGCGAAGCTGCTTGGGCTCCCGCTCGTCCAGGTGACCGTCCAGGACGTGAAGTACGCCGCGTGCGGACGCCGGGACGGCTCGAAGGAGGACGTGATCGCGGCGATGGAGCGGCGCTACCCCGGCGTGCAGTGGCCGACGCCGGCGGGGGTCGTCGAGCACGCGGCGGACGCGATCGCGGCCGTGGTGGCGGCGCTCGACTCGGACACGCTCCGGATCGCGCGGCAGCTCGCGCGCGACGAAGGGGCGAAAGGCGAACGGATCCCGGCCTGAGCCGGGCAGGAGGACACGGTCATGATGGCCAGCGATGGTAGGATCACGATGCTCGAGGAGGTTCGGCTCGGCGGCGAGCGGGTGATGCGGCCGACCTTCATCTCGGGGCGGCCAATGCCGGAGAGTTGTAACCCGCGGCGCGTGCTGTCGGCGCTCGACAAGATCTCGGCCGAGACGGGCGAGGTCAGTGAGCGGGACGCGGCCGATCCGCCAGCTCCGGAGCGCGCGTGCCCGGGCACGCACTGCCGCGGCGGGATGCTCGCCGACGCCGCCGGGCGCGAGATGGTGAGCTGCCCCGTCTGCGACGGCGTGCTCACGCCGGAGACGTACCGGGCGCTGGTCGCCGCGCATGGCGCCCGCGTGGCATCGTCAGGGCCCGACCTGACGAGCCTCGGACACCTGAGAATTCCGCGCGCCGCGATCGAGTACGATCCGATCCTCGACCTGGGTGACGAGGGCGACGCGCCGAAAGCTGAGTGATGGCCGCCCCCGCCGGCGCGCTCGTGCGGCTCTACTACGACTCGCCCGTGCGCGTCGCTGTCGGGGACTACCTGCTCACGAAGACTGGGCGCTCCTACCTGGTGGTCTCCGCGCGCGTCCAGGCGCGCGGGAAGCACACTGGGCGGCGCCAGCACCTCGCGTGCCTCATCCAGGAGATGCGGCCGCCCGAGGGGGACCACGGGCCCGGCCAGGTGCATCCGCTGCGCTGGTATGCGCGCCGCCGCCGCAGTTCTACCGGGCCGCGCGCCGAGCACGCCCGCTCGCGGATTAGCCCGAGAAGGAGAACCCCTGTACTCTGAGACGGTTGCCGCTGGAACGGGGCGCGGCGCCCGTGGAGGAAAGTCGTCCATGCCGCCCGTCCTCGCCCGCCGCCGCGCGGCTCGCCACCGGCGCATCCACCAGCCCCACTGGCATCGCCGCCGCCCTGCCGCCCAGGCGACGCCGCCGCCCTCAAGCGCCCCGACCTCGTGACCGGCGACGGGCGCACGTACCAGCCCCACTGGGACCTCCCGCAGGCGCTCGATGCGACGTTCACGTGCGAGCGGACTGGGTGCCGCGGCATGCGGGCGGGTGCGTGCATCCAGCGCCAGCGCGTCGATGAGGCGCAGGCGAACCGGGCCGATCCCGAGCGCGGCCAAAGCTCGAGCTACCCGAACTGCCACCGCTGCCCGCAGGGGCTCGCCATCCGCGAGTTGCTCGACTCCGAGCACGAGGCGTTCCGTGGCGTCGGGCCAGGCGGCCGCCGCGAGCGGGCGCGGACGCTGCGCGACGTGCCGCTACTGGACACGCCGGCACCTCCCGTGCCAACGGCGGCCGATGGGCGCCGCTCGAGGCCGGACGTCGCGGTCCAAGGGCGCCGGCGCTCGCCGGCGAGGCGCGCAGCGCCCCGACGCCGCCGACATCGCCGCGGCGACCGCGATCCCGTCCGGCGTGGCAGCTGAGGCTCCCGAGAGCAGGGAAGGAACAGCGAAGTCCCTCGTCGGTCCCGGATACCCGCCGGTGGAGCACCGGTTCCGCCCTGGGCAGAGCGGCAACCCCAAGGGCCGGCCGCCCGGCGTCGCGCTCGCGGCGCGGAAGCTCATCGGGAAGAACGGCGAGCGCGCGCTGCAGTTCCTCGCGGATCTGATGGACGGGAAGGCCCTGAAGATCACCGCGCTCGAGCGCGGCAAGCCGAGAACATTGGACGTGCAAAAGCCATCGGTTCGCGAGCGGCGCTATGCAGCGCAAGAACTCCTGAACCGCGCGTGCGGGAGGTCGACACAGATCGTCGAGGTCTCGGGCCCGAGCGGTGGCCCGGTGACGACGCTGGACTTGGGGAGGCTATCCGATGCTCAGCTCGAGCAGCTCGGGGCGCTGCTCTCCGCCGCCGAGGGCGCCGAGGCAGACGCTCCCGAGGTCGGCGGAGGTCAGAGCCGAGCAGGCGCGTAGGCACCTCGGCGAGTTCGGCCGCCAGGCATGGGCGCAGCTCGAGCCGACCACGCGTCTACGCTGGGGCTGGGCGCTCGACGCGATGTGCGAGCACCTAGAGGCCGTGACGCTCGGCCAGATCCGAGACCTGCTCATCAACGTTCCGCCGGGCATGATGAAGAGCCTCGGCGCGTGCGTCTTCTGGCCGGCCTGGGAGTGGATCACGCGACCGGAGCGACGGTGGCTGTTCAGTGCCTACGCCTCCGCGCTCGCGCTGCGCGATGCCGTGAAGTGCCGCGCGCTCATCGGGTCGCCCTGGTACCAGGAGGCCTTCGTCCGGGGCGCCTGGGCCCTCTCGGACGACCAGAACGCGAAGTCGAACTTCGCGAACAGCCGGACGGGCTTCCGGATGACGACGTCGCCGAGCGCGGGCACCACCGGGCACCGCGGAGACGTCATCGTGGTGGACGATCCAATCGACGCGAAGGCGGCGAACTCGAAGGTGGAGCGCGACACGGTGCTCTTCTGGTGGGACCACGCGATGTCGAACCGCCTGAACGACCCGCAGACGGGCGCGCGCGTGATCATCATGCAGCGCCTGCACGATGACGATCTCTCTGGCCACCTGCTGCGCAAGGGCGGCTGGACGCACCTCCGTCTGCCGATGGAGTTCGAGCCGAAGGCGCGGTGCATGGTCGAGGCCACCGGCTGGCAGGACCCACGCACCAAGGAGGGCGAGCTGCTCTTCCCCGAGCGTTTCCCGCGGCACGTCGTCGACGAGGAAAAGAAGGGCGGCAGCGCGCGATTCGCCGGCCAGTACCAGCAGCGGCCGATGCCCGCCGAGGGCGGCCTCTTCAAGCGCTCGTGGTGGCGGTTCTGGCGACACGCCCACGAGGACCCGATCCCGGCGCTCGAGGATCGCACCGTAGTCCTACCGGACGCGTTCGACGCCATCACGCTCTCGTGGGACTGCGCGTTCAAGAAGACGAACGACTCCGACCGGGTCGCGGGCGGCGCGTGGGGCGAGCTCGGCGCGAACAAGTACCTGCTCGACCTGTTCTGGGACCGCGCCGCGTTCACCGGGACCGTGCGCGAGGTGCGCGCGCAGGCAGAGCGGTTCCCGACCTACCGGGAGATCCTCGTCGAGGACAAGGCCAACGGGCCGGCGGTCATCGACGTGCTGCACAACGAGGTCGCCCGGATCATCCCCGTCGACCCCGAAGGCGGGAAGGAAGCGCGCGCGGCCGCGACGAGCCCGGAGGTAGAGGCGGGGAACGTGTTCCTCCCGCTCCACGCGAAGTGGCGCGACGACTACATCGAGGAGCACGCTGGCTTCCCGAAGGCCTCGAATGACGACGCGGTGGACCAGCAGAGCCAGTTCCTCTTGCGGGTGAAGACGCGTGCGGCCACGCCCCAGCACGACGAGCTGCCCGAGCAGGACTTCCCCCAGTCCCGCGTCGCCCAGATGAGCTCGCCGGCCGGCGACGACTTCGACGACCTGGACGACGAGCTCGGCGACGCCGCCGGCGCCCGGAGGATCTGAGATGCCCACCAAGCGCACGAAGAACGCTCGCCCCGGAACCGCGATGACGCGATCGCGCGATCGCCTCCCTAGCGTCCTCGTCGCCGAGATCCCGCCGGTCACCACCTCCGACTACCTGAACCTCGGGGCGGTGAAGACGGCGCTCGGCGAGCTCGAGCAGGGGAAGTTCCAGGCCGCGGCCGATCTCGTGGACGCCATGTGGCGGGACGACCGGATTCCGGGCGTCGTCGAGACCCGCATCGAGGCCCTGCACGGCCTCGACATGCACTTCGACCCGCCCGAGGGCGACGAGGAGAATGCGCGCGCGAAGGAGCTCGCGGAAGCCGCCGCGCGGGCCTGGACAGCGTGGATCCCGGAGGACGCAGCCTCGGACCTCCGCCGCTGGGGGCTCATGCTGAACATGGGCGTCGCGCGGATCCGCTGGGACACGACGGGTGAGACCTGGGAGCCCCGCATCGACGTGTTCCACCCGCGGAACGTGCGGTGGTCGTCAGTCGACGACGGCTACCTCTTCACGACGCAGCAGGGCGAGTGGCTCATCCGCCGGGACGAGCGCGGCATCGTCGCGCGCACGCCGGACGGCGCCGAGGAGCGGAACGGCTGGATCGTCTACACGCCCTACGGGTGGCGCCGCGGGTGGATGAGGTCACTCGTTCGTTCGCTGGCGTGCCTCTGGCTCTTCCGGCAGTGGGCCCTCCGCGACTGGTCCGCGCACTCCGAGGCTCACGGCACGCCATCGAAGAAGGCCTTCGTCCCGAACGGCACGAAGAAGGAGGACAAGCGGAAGTTCCTGCGCGACGTCGCGCTGCTCGTTCGCCGGTCGGCGATCCTGCTCGAGCGCGGGACGGAGAACGGGGCCGAGAAGAAACCAGGCTTCGACGTCGAGTTGCTCGAGGCCGCGGCCGACTCGCACCAGGTCTTCGAGAAGCTGAAGACCTCAGTGGACACGGACATCGCCATCCGCGTGAAGGGGACGAACCTCACGACCGAGGTGAAGGGCGGGAGCCTCGCCGCGACGAGCGCCCATCGCCAGGTCGACCAGGAGAAGCTCCGGTTCGACGCGGCGGGCCTTGCGACGTGCGTGCACGACCAAGTGGTGGTGCCGTGGGCGGAATTCAACTTTGCCGCGCCCGAGCTAGCGCCGTGGCCGAGCTGGGACACCGAGCCGCCCGAGGACTTGAAGTCATACGCCGAGACCCTCGACAAGGTCGGCGACGCGCTGAAGAAGCTCGGGGATGCGGCCGTGCCCGTGGACGGCGTGAAGATCGCCGAGAGGATCGGGATTCCGCTCCGCGACCTCACCGACGAGGGGCGTGAGCAACTCGGGGCCCCGCAGATCCTCCAGTACCACCTCGAGCACGGGATTCCGACGGAGAACGAGGTCCGGAAGCGGCTGCGCCTGCCACCGCGGGCGGGCGGCGATAGGCCGACCGGGTCCACGACGACCGAGGGGGGCTCGAGCTCGGCCGGGGCGCCGCCCGGGCAGAGGGCGCGGAGCGGCGCGGCGGCGCAGGCGCTCGCCGCGATGGTCGCGGCCGCGGGCCTCCCGCCCGGCGCGATCGCGGGGCAGCTCTTCAACGACAAGGTCGTGGACCAGCACGGCGCGGAGGGCGCGGAGGTCCTCCGCCTCGACGTCGACGGGCTGCTCGCGGTCGTGCGGGCCGCCACCGGATGGGAGGACCTCCGGGACAGGCTCGTTGCCGCGTACGGCGACATGGACCCCGAGGAGCTCCAGGGGGTCATCCGCAACGCGCTCATCCTCGCCGAGCTGAACGGGCAGCTCTCCGCCCGCGAGGACATGTAGTGCTCGGCTCGGTCGTCATAGGCGACGCGTACAATCCGTCTATGCGTCGCGTGTCCAATCTTCCCAACGCCGGCGGCGTGTACGTGCTTCGTCACCTGCCCTCGGGCCGCATCTATGTCGGCAGCACCGTTCGCCTGCGAAACCGCAGGAACACGCACTTTGGGCACCTCCGCACGCACCGACACCGGGTCCCGGAGCTACAGCGCGCGTTTGATGCGGATGGCGAGGCGGCTTTCTCGTTCGAGGTCCTGGAACGCGTCGACGACGAGGCGCGCCTAAGCGAGGTCCGCCGCGGCCGAAAGGCGACGGCCGAGCACCGCGCCGCGATCTCGCGCGCCAGGGCGACGCGCGCGTGGGCGCTTCTCACGCCCGGCGGCGAGCGCCTCGACGTCGTGAACCTCGCCGCATTCGCAGCGGCGAGGAACCCCAGCAAAGGCCGGCTGAGCCTGCTCATGAGCGGGCAGATCGACAGCTATCGCGGCTGGCGCCGCGCGGAGGCCTGATGCCGGCGAGGCCCCCAGCAGACCCGGCCGCCTTCTCCGAGGCCGTCGATTTTTTTCGTTGCCGCCTGCCGATGACCGACGTGCAGTTCAAGGCGCTTGAGGACGCGTCACACGCGCGGGCGTTCACCATCGCGCATGTCGGCCAGCTCCAGGTCGTCACGGACGTGTGGGAGGCAATCGACGAGGCGCTCGCGAAGGGCACCTCGTTCGACGCCTTCAAGAAGACCGTCTCCGACCGACTCACCGAGGTCTGGGGGAAGCCGAACCCTGGGCACGTCGAGACGATCTTCCGCAATGGGGTGCAGACCTCGTACAACCGCGGGCGCTGGTACCAGATGCAGGATCCGGACGTCGTCCGGACGCGGCCCTACCTGAAGCTCTCGGTGATCCTCGACCTGCGCACGTCGCAGGTCTGCCAGCCGCTCGCGAACACGATCCTGCCGGCGGACGACCCGTGGTGGAAGGCGCACGTGCCGCCGCTTCACCATGAGTGCCGGTCGACGCTCACCTCGCTCTCGCGCGAGCAAGCGCAGCAGCAGGGGATCTCCTCGCCGCCCGCCGGCGACGCGGCCGAGGGCTTCGGCGCCGCGCCAGGCGAGGGCGAGTGGCAGCCGGAGTACTCGAAGTACCCGCCGCGGCTCGCGCAGGAGGCGCGCCGCAAGGCGAAGGGCGGCGGCTACCTGCCGGCGGTCACGCCCGCACCGGCGCCGATCGCGCCGCCAGCGAAGCCCACCTGGACCCCAGCCCCCAGCATCAAGAGCGCGACGCGCCAGATCGAGCAGCTCGGCCCCATCGCACTCGAAGGTGACGCCTACAAGGCCGCGGCCTCGTTCGGCCGGAAGGCGTTCGTGCTCTCAAGAACCTCCGTCGAGGGCAGGGCGCTCACGAAGGTGGACCGTCTCTCGTACCTGAACCGCGTGGGTGAGACGGTGACGGATCTCGCGAACCGCTTCCCCGTCATGGAGAAGGGGCTACAGGGAGGAGACGTGCGCTTCCTGGCCGGCCCGTCGAAGTCGCAGGGCATGGCGAGCTACCGCATGAACGTCAGCACAGGCGAGCGGGTTACGCCCTACCACGTGTCGTTCGGCCCCCTCACCGAGGACGGGTACGCGAAACGGATGGCCGATTACGAGGCACAGCGCGGGATGCGTTGGACCGTCGGCGGCAACAGCGTCGAGGCGAACGTGCGCCACGAGCTCGGGCATCTCGTCGACTACAAGACGAAGCCGGATCTCCCCCGCCTGATGAAGGAGATCCGCCAAGTCGCCGGCGCGCAGGGCTCGCGCGCCTGGATCCAGAAGAACGTCTCCGAGTATGCCGCGACGAAGGACGCCGAGACCTTCGCCGAGCTCGTGAGCGTCGTCGCGAGCCCGGCCTACGTGCGCGGGACGTTGCCGGCAGGGATCGAGCGCTTCATACTCGACGCGCTGGGTAGCCCATGAGCGCACCTCTCGTCGCCGACCTCTGCGCCCGCTGCCGGCACCTGCGCGGCCCAGTGGACGTGCCGGCGGCGCCCGGGAAGGGCGAGGTCCTCGCCGGCGAGGGCGAGCAACTGGTCGCGTGCGCCGCGTTCCCGGACGGTATCCCGGACGCGATCGCGACCGGCGAGGTCGAGCACCGCAAGCCGTACGCTGGCGACCACGGCATCCAGTTCGAGCCGCTGTAGCGGCTCTCCGCACACTTGCCCTGCGCGCCGGATCCGTGCCAACGGCGGTCTCCCGCTTCTGCCGAACTCAGCGTTCACGTTCGAGGGAGACAGCCACATGGCCCCAGCAGGCGTCACCGAAGGGCGCATCATCCACTACGTCCCGCGGGACGAGGAGCTCGAGGACCACCGCAGGCCGTGCGAGGGCTCGCCGCGAGACCACGTCGCAGGTGTCATCGTCAAGGTCTGGGACCGGGAGCGCGGCTACATCAACGCGACCATCTTCCCCGACGGCAGCAACACGGGGCTGAAGCACGACCCGGGCGCGCTGATGGCCTGGCGCACGTCGATCAGCTACGACGCGAACGGCGCGCCGGGAACGTGGCACTTCCCCGAGCCGATCTGAGCGCGCCGCGCCGTGAGGCTCGGCGACCTCGACCCGAAGTTCTGGGCGACGCCCGGGCGGCGCGGGCAGGGGATCGTGTTCCTGTGCCCGCACTGCCGGCGCGCGTACCTCTGCGTCGCCTTCGCCAATCCGCTCGATGGCGGTCCGGCGTGGGACATCGGCACGCACGAGCGGCGCCCGATTTCGCAGCTCTGGGATGTGCTGTACGGGCCGCGGGTCGACGGTCGGTACGTCGGCGCGGTGCTGCAGCCCGGGACGGAGGTCGTCCCGCCGGGTCACCTGTGGACGCGCACGGGCGAGAGCTTCGACGACCTGACGCTGATGCCGAGCGTGGATGCGTCGAAGGCGGGCTGTTGGCACGGGTTTGTAGCGAACGGCGAGATCCGATGAAACCCGCCCGCGCGCTGCGGCCGCCCGCTTGACGCCACCCGATCTCCCGTGCCAACGGCGGGCGTGAAGCGGTTCGGACCCGCGTCCTTGTTCGCGCAGATGGTCGCCTCCGCCGGCGGCCAGGTCGGCGAGATCCACATCTACGACATCCTCGGGAAGACCTTCTTCGGCGAGGGCGTGTCCGCCGCGGACGTCGTCCAGGCCCTGAAGTCGGTCGAGGGCTGCTCCCGCCTCGACGTCCGGATCAACAGTCCGGGCGGCTCGGTCTGGGAAGCGCTCGCGATCTACAACCTCCTGAAGGTCTTCCCGGCGCCGAAGACGGTCTACGTCGACGGCCTCGCCGCTTCGATGGCGTCGATCGTCGCCTGCGCCGGGGACCGCATCGTCACCGGCAAGTCCGCGCTCTGGATGATCCATGAGCCGCGGGTGGACCGGGTCGAGCGCGGCACTGCCGACGACCACCGCAAGACCGCGGCCGCCGTCGACAAGCTGTGCGACGGCATGTGCGGCACGTACTGCGACCGCACGAAGCAGAAGCCCGAGGACGTCCGCGCCTGGATGGCGGCCGAGACGTGGATGACCGCGCGGGAAGCGAAGGAGCGCGGGTTCACGGACGAGATCGCCGAGCAGCAGGACGCCCACGCGACCGCGTTCACGCCGGCCGCGGCGCAGTTCCTCTCCCTCTTCGCGAACACGCCGGCGGCGCTCCGCGCCGTCGCCCTCGCGAGCGTCGTTCCCCCGCCGGTGAAGCCGGCGCCCACCAGCCAGGAGCCCGTCATGCTGAAGTTCCTCTGCGCCGCCCTCGGACTCGCCGACACCGCCACGGAGGTCGAGGTCCAGGCCGCGATCACGAAGCGCCTCGAGTCGGCGCGCCTCGCCGGCGAGCAGCTCGTCGCCCTCGTCGCGCTCACCGGCAAGACGTCCGTCGACGAGGCCAAAGGCATCGTCGCCGCGTGGAAGGCCGGCGCCGAGCAGATCCCGGCCCTGTCCGCCAAGGTCACCGACCTCGAGAAGAAGCTCGCCGGCGACAAGCTCGAGCAGCTCATCGCCAAGGGCAAGACGGACGGCAAGCTCGCCCCGGCGATGGAGGCCTGGGCGAAGACCCAGTCCATCGAGGCGCTCACCGCGTACCTCGAGGTCGCGCCGAAGGTCGCCCCGACCGCGCGGGTCGACGAGAGGCCCTCGGCCGGCGCGACCGCGGTCGCCGGCCCCGTCGCCGACATCGCCGCCCAGTGCGGCGTCACCCCCGACGCGCTCGCGAAGTACCGCGAGAACCCGAACCCCACCGCGCCGGCGACGAAGTAGCGCCGCGCCGACGTCGAAAGGACCGCCATGGCCGCCCTCACCGCCGCCCGCCCGAACTCCTCCCGCGCCTCGCAGGGAGCGCTCTCGCAGGACCTGAACCTGCAGATGGCCGCTTCCACGACCATCTACCAGGGCGCCCTCGTCGTGCTGAACACGTCCGGGCTCGCGAAGCCCGCGACCGGCGTCACCGGCGAGCAAGTGGCGGGCGTCGCCCAGGAGACGAAGACCTCCGGCGCCACCGGCGCCACCTTCATTCGGGTGCGCCGCGGGACCTACAAGTTCGCCAATCTCGGCGCCGACGCAATCACGCAGGCGCGCGTCCTGCTCGACTGCTACGCGGACGACGACCAGACCGTGCGCGCCACGAGCGCCACGGGCACGCGCTCGCGCGCCGGCCGCGTCATCGAGATCGAGTCCGACGGCGTCTGGGTGGAGACCTACTAGCGCCGGCCGGCGCTCAGGAGAACCGATCATGATCCTCGATCCGACCAACCTCACCGCCCTCCGCGACAGCATCAACGCGCGGTTCCAGGCCGGCTTCCGGCGCCCGACGCCCATCTGGCCGATCCTGGCCATGCCCGTCCCCTCGAAGACGTCGATCGAGTCCTACGCCTGGACCGAGGACGTGCCCCGGTTCCGAGAGTGGGCCGGCGAACGCGTCGTCCACGACCTGCAGGCCCGCGGCGCGCAGATCGTGAACAAGAAGTTCGAGGGCACGCTCGGCATCCCCCGCGAGAAGGTCGAGGACGACCAGTACGGCCTCTACGGCAACCAGGCCGAGCTGCTCGGCGTCCAGGCGCGCAAGCTCCCCGACGACCTCATCGTCGCCCTGATCAAGGGAGGGGAGACCGCCACCTGCTTCGACGGGCAGTACTTCTTCGACACGGACCACCCGGTCCACATCGAGACGCCGGCGCTCGGCACCTGGTCGAACCTCTTGACCGCGAGGCCCATCGGCACCGCGACCTGGGCCACGAACCAGGCCAACTTCGAGTTCGTGCGGGCCTCGATGAAGGGCATCAAGCTCGGCCGCTCGAACCGCCCCGCGGGGGTGAACCCCACGGTCATCGTCTGCGGCACCGACCTCGAGGGGCCGGCGCGGCGCCTCGTCGTCGCCGAGAAGGACCCGAGCGGCGCCACGAACGTGAACGCCGGGACCGCCCGCGTCGTCGTCATCCCCGAGCTCGACGAGGCCGGCGTCTGGTACCTGCTCGACGACACGCTCCCGGTCCGGCCGTTCGTCTGGCAGGAGCGGACGGCGGTCGAGTGGACGGCGAAGTTCGACCCGAACGACGACAACGTCTTCAAGCTCGACGAGTTCCTCTTCGGCGGCCGGATGCGCGGGAACGCGGGCTACGGCCTGCCGTTCCTCATCTGCCGCTGCGAGCCGACGTAGCCGTCGGCGTGACCTGGAGGGCGCTCGCTCGCTCGCCCGCATCGGAGCGCGCCCCTCGCCCTGACGAACCAGAGAGGATGACATGGCCAGCCAGAAGGTGCTCGTGAAGGTCCCGAAGACCCACCCGTACCCGTTCTACCGGCGCGCGGGGCTCGCGCTCGCGCCCGGCGACAACATCGTCGAGGTGGACGAGCACCAGCTCGCCGCGCTGAAGGCCGACGCCCAGCTGCTCGTTGGCCCGGTGCCGCCCGAGAAGCCGGCTGACCCGCAGGGCGGGAAGCCTGGCGACAAGAAGTAGCCCGGGGGGCGCGTGGCCTCGTATGCGACGCTTGCGGAGCTGTCGATGTTCGGGAGGGCCGGTACGGCCCTCGCCGCGCTCGACGCATCCGTGCGCCAGCAGCAACTCGAAGCCGCGAGCCGCGTCGCCGACGGGTACCTGCGCAGCCGCGTCGCGCTGCCGCTGACCGCGCCCTACGGGACGGACCTCATCCAGGCGGTCTGTAAGATCGCCGCGTTCGAGCTGCTCGGTAACCGAGGACTCGACCCGGAGACGGAGCAGGACCTCTCGAAGAGCCGCAACGAGTCCATCTCCTGGCTCCGCGACATCGCGAACGGAACCGCCACGCCTGAGTGGATCCCGGCTTCGAGCAGCGGCGGCGTCGGCTACGACGGCGACTACGTGGTCGTGCCTGCGCTCGACGACGACGGCAACGCCACGGTAGTGGCGCCGACGCCGAGGGGGCTGTAGCCGTGGGCCTCACCGGCGACTTCAGCGGCCTCGAGGAGCTCCGCCGCAAGATGCAGGCGATCGGGCGCGGCGAGCAACATCGCCTTGCCTCGAAGGCATGCGCGCAGGAGGCAATGAAGATTCTCGAGGACGAGTTCCAAACAAGCACCGATCCGTACGGCCACCCCTGGGAACCGCTTGCCTCGCGGATGGGGAAGCCGCTGCTCGACACGGGCGCGCATCTCCGCGGCTCGCTGCACGCCAAGGTCACTGCGGTTGGGTTCGAGGTCTCGACGCCGTTCATCGGCGCCGCCGTGCACCAGTACGGCGCCACCATCCGGCCGCGCAACGTGCAGGTGCTCGCGTTCACGGTGCGCGGTGCGCCGACGGGGCGCTCGCCTCGCGGGAAGCGCTCGCGGGTCTTCGCGCGGAAGGTGACGATCCCGCGGCGGCAGTACATGCCTGAGGGTGACCCAGGCCCGCGGTGGACGGAGGGCATGACGCGCGCGGCCATCGAGGCGCTGGCGTTGGGGGGCATTACACCATGAGCGCGCCTCTCTCCGAGATCCTCCGCGCCCTTGAGGCTGAGTTCAGCGGGACCATCTTCAAGGATGGCCCCGAGCACCTCGCTGGCCAGGCTCCGCCCTCGATCGTCGCGGTACCAATGGACGAGCGGTTCGGCGAGCCCGAGGAGTACGAGGTCCAGGACCAGCCCTCGCTCGCGCAGCGGGACTCGAACGTCACCTTCTCGATCTGGGGCAAGAGCCGCGACGATGTGGAGGAGCTGATCGCACAGCTCGTCACGGCCCTGCGGAAGGTCACGGGGCACTCGCACCAGCTGAAGGGTGGCCGGTGGACGGTGCAACGCGCGGAGGCCCTCATCACCCACGGGCGCGCCTACGAACTGCAGGTGACGTTCTTCGTGCCGGTGGTCGCCTCCACCGCGGTCTCGGCGACCGTGACCCAGACGCAGTCCACCGACATCGCCTTCGAGGTGCCGCATGCGTGATCCCGTTGCCACCCCGGAGCGCCGGCCACCGGAGCGCCGCGCGTTCGAGGCTTGGGTCGAGGCGAAACGCCCGGAGGCCTGGCGCTCCGCGGCCGCGCGGGCGATGCGGGGCTGGGCGATCGGCCGCGAGGTGACGGAGGCGGAGTTCGACGAAGCGCTCGAGGCCGCGGGCGCGGTCCGCATCGGCTACTTCTTCCCGAGGTGAACCCATGGGCATCCCGGAAGTCAGAACGATCACGCTCGACGGGCAGCTCGGTCTCTCGGGGCCGTCGTCCACGCGCACCCAGGTCAAGATCGGCACGAGCTCGATCGGCACCGCGAACACGCTCACATCGATCTCCGACATCTCGACCTTGAAGTCGACCTTCGGCCAGGGCCCGCTCGTCGAGGCCGCGGCGGTCGTGCTGGCCAAGGCCGGCGGCCCCGTGCTCTGCATGCGGGTGAACGGCTCCGTCGCCGGCGCGGTCGGCTCCGTCGCGAAGACCGGCACGGGCACGGCGACGCTCGCCATCGCCGGCGCCGCCTACGACGCCTACGAGATCGAGATCGTCATCGTGAAGGGTGGTGCCACCCTCGCCGCCGGAACGGCCACGTTCAAGTACTCGCTCGACGGTGGCCGGACCTACTCGGCGGAACTCGCGGTCCCCACCTCCGGCATCTACGCGATCCCGGACTCGAACGTCACACTCACATGGACGTACGTGAGCGGGACCGCCTTCGTCATCGGGGACAAGTGGACGGCGACGGCTACCGCGCCGGGATACTCGACGAGCGACCTCGCCACCACGGTCACGGCGCTGCTCGCCGACGCCCGGACCTGGTTCCTGGCGCATGTCGTGGGCGTGCCCTCGGACCTCGCCGGCGCGCGAGCGCTCTTCGCTGCCCTCGCCACCCACATGGCGACGGCGGCGACGGGCTTCCGCTACGCGCGCGCGCTCATGGAGGCGCCACAGGACACGGATGCGAACCTCATCGCGAACACGACCGGCTTCGGCGACCTCGCCGACGTGCGCGTTGCCGTCGGTGGCGGCTTCGAGGTCGTGACCAGCCTCATCTCCGGCCGCTCGTACAAGCGGAACGTCGCCTGGGACGCCGCGGCGCGCCTCTCGGCGGTGCCCCCGTCCCAGGACGTCGGCGCCGTCGAGGATGGCCCCGTCCCGGGTGTCGTATCGCTAGTGCGGGACGAGCGGTCGACGCCGGCGCTCCACGACGCCCGCTTCACGACGATGCGTACGCATGTCGGTCGCCAGGGCTACTACCTCACGCGCGGCCTCGTGATGGCGCCCGCCGGCTCCGACTACGCGTTCATGACGAACTGCCGCGTCATGGACATCGCCTGCGCCGTGGCGCGCGATCGCGCGCTGCGGTTCCTCAACGCGAAGGTCCCGACGACCGCGAGCGGGACCATTCAGGAGGGCTCGGCGAAGGCGATCGAGGCGTACATCGAGGCAGGCCTTCGCGCCGAGCTGACGCAGCGAGGCGATGCCACCGACATCGCCGTCGAGGTCGACCGCACGGTCAACGTCCTCTCGTCCGGGTTGCTGCAGGTGCGTGTCCGGATCACCCCGTACGGCTACGCCTCGAGCATCGAGGTCGAGCTCGGCTTCACGTCGCCCGCCCTCGCGGCGGCCGCGTAGGAGACGCCATGGCCCTCCAGGCACCCATCATCAACGGCAAGCGCTACGGATTCTCTTCGCTCCTCCTCCACGTGAACGGGCTTCCGAGGCTCGGCCGCACGTTCACGGGCGTGCACTACTCGGACAACGTCGAGCGCGGCGAGGTCCGGGCGGGCTCGCCGATTCCCCTCGGGCACACGCGCGGCGACTACAAGGCGGAGGGCTCGCTCGAGATGCCCAAGGAGGAGTTCGATCTCTTCCTCGCCGACATCACGCAGAGCGGGGCGCTCGGGTACCTCGAGGCCTCGTTCGAGCTCACCGCCGAGTACTCAGAGCTGCTCTCGCCGAGCTCACCCCTCATCGTCGACCACATGAACGGCTGCAAGCTCAACGGAACGGCCCAGGAGTACGGGCGCGGGCCGGAGGGGCTGATCGTCCGTCTGCCGCTCTACATCCACTACCTCGTCCTGAACGGAAAGATGCCGTTCGGGCCTGACGTCCTCGTCAGGTAGCCAGCCCAGGAGACCGCTCATGGACTCGAAGATCACGAAGGAGCGGAAGGTGAGGAGCGACAAGCTCCTCGAAGAGCACCGAGCGAAGAACCCCCGCGCCGTCGTGCTCGCCGCCGACGACGACATGATCGTCGTCGCGCCCCCGACGCGGGCGCAGTGGCGCCAGTTCAAGGCCGCGGCCGCCGACGACCGGAAGCGCGCCGACTCGCTCGAGCTCCTGGTCCTCTCGTGCCTGCTCCATCCGGACGTGGCCGCGCTCGAGGCGATGTTCGAGCGGCGCGCCGCGCTCCCGGAGGTCTTCGCCGAGCAGGTGCTCGCTCTCGCCGGCGCCGGCGCGGACGTCCAAAAAAACGACTAATGGAGCGGTTCGAGGGGGCGCGTTCGAACCTGCTCCTAGCTGGCGAGGCGGTGCACGCGCTGTTCTTGCGGGAGGACTCCGAGGAGGCCGAGCTCGGCGCGCTGATCGTGGCCGCCGGGTCGCTCGTCTGGATCGCGCCGCGGAAGAGGTGACGGGTGGCGGGCAAGAGGCTGACATGGATCTTCCAACTCCTCGACCGGATGGCCGGTCCGTCAAAGCGGATCGCCGCCCACCTCGACGACATCGACCGCAAGGCCCGGCGCGCGAGGGGCGAAAGTACGCGGCTGGATAGGGGGCTGCGGCAACTCGGCCAGGGCTCGAAGCGCGGGGGCGATGGGGTCGGCTGGCTCGGCCTCAAACTCACGGGCTGGATCTACACCGCGCGGACCGCGCTCGGCCTCGTCACGGGGCTCGCGCGAGGAGTCGGAGGTCTCGCCTTCGGGTTCCTCTCGGCGGGGGTCAAGGCCGCAGCGTTCAAAGAAAGCACGATGCTCGGCCTCAACATGATGCTGCGCGACAAGGGCACGGCGTCCGCCCTTTATCGCGAGGCCGTCTCCTTCGCGGACGTCTCGCCGTTCGAGACCCAGGAGACGCTGCAGTGGTACCGGCAGCTCGTGCCCGGTATCGGAACCGGCGGCATCGGCACGCCCGGCGGATCGAACATCATGAAGGTGCTCGCCGGGCTCGGCGACATCGCGGCCTCGACGGCGGCCCCGTCGGAAACGATGGGCCACATGATCCTTCAGATCACACAGATGCTCTCGAAGGGCCGGGCGCTCGGCAACGACCTGCGCCCGCTCTCCGAGGCCGGCGTGAACCTCGGCAAGGTCTACGCGATCCTCGGGAAGAAGAAGGGTCTCTCCGCCGCCGCCCTCCAGTCACCCGCGTGGGAGGGGAAGATCGGCGCGGGCGAGATGCTCAACGCCATCCTCCAGTTCTCGGCCGAGACGTACGGCGGCGGCCAGCTCGGCGGAGGCATGGGGCCGGCCTCGCGCACCTTCACTGGGCTCATGTCGACGTTGGCGTCGCGGCCGTACCGCATGTTCGAGGACCTCGGGGAGACCGGCGGATTCAAGAGCATGAAGAAGGCGCTCGAGAACTTGGTCAGCGTCCTCGACCCGGCGACGCCGGCGGGCCAACGCATCAAGAAGAACATCGAAGAGGTCTTCGGCCGGATGCTAGGCGGCGTCTTCAAGCGCTTCGAGGACCCGAAGGCCGTCGAGAACTGGATCAACACGCTCCTGCGCGGCCTCGAGCGGCTGGCCCCGAAGATCGGGGAACTCGCGGACGCCCTTGGCCGGATGGCGGCGAGAGCCGATCTCGTCGGCCGCGTCCTCGCTGTCACGACCTCGCCCATCGAGACGGCGAAGGAGAGCATGCACGCGTTCGAGCGCAGCGGCGCGGTCCAACTCGGAGAGCGGGGCGACGTGATCGCGCACCTGCGGCGTCTCTACGGGAAGGGCAAGCTCGGGCCGCTCGAGCGCGACGAGCTGAAGATGTACGAGGGCTGGGCCCGTCGGATCGGCGTACCGCTCGAGCCCTTCCAAAGGCCGTCGGCGCCGGAGAAGGGCCCGAGCTCGTTCAACTTCGCGCCCGGCACCATCCAGATCCAGATCAACGGAGCTCAGGACCCGAAGGCCGTCGGTGACGAGGTCGAGGAGCGCCTCGCCTCCATGTTCGAGCGCCTCGCGCTGAGCGCGGGCGCCATCAGCGCGGGAGCGTGATGGCCGAGGCTCGGACGCCATTCTGGGAACCCGACCCGCCCGCGCAGGGCGAGGAGGGTTCGGGATCCGAGGGCGTGACGCTGGGCTCGATCCAGTACGCCGATGCCTGGCCGTGGGAGCGTGTTACCCTCGCCGGGATCCATCTGCCGGGCGTATGCACGGTCATCTCGCCGGGGCGAACGAGGAAGGTCCACACCATCGGCGGCCTGGGCGATGAGGCGGAGGCGGTCATCGACGAAGGTGCGACCGCGGCCGATGTCCAGATCATCGTGCGCATATGGACGCGCGATCACCTCGCGCAGTGGGAGACCTTCTCCGAGGCGATGCAGGAGGCCTTCGCGAAAGCGAAGGAGGACGCCGC